TTTTTAGGATTTAATTTTTTTAATGCCATTTCTGCAATCATTTGAGCCTCTTTAAAATCTGCTTTCCTCTCTTCTTTAGTTCTTGCTTTTAATTTAGCAGAATTGATTAATTTCTCTTTGTAATCTTCAAATCCAATCCATGTATCTTTATCCATGCCTTGAGATTCAATAAGCCATCTTTGCCATAATCTTTCATCTAAAATTTTGCCATATGCTACTTTAAGAATTTCAGCAGATTCTTTATAATGCAGATTTAAGATTGATTCTGCATTTCCGTACCTGGAATAAATGAAGTCAATTTGTTCGGCTCTTTTGACGGAAATAGCTTCGAAAAAAAATCCTTCTCATTGTCAAATATGTTTTTCCACAATGAAAATTCATTATGAAATCCTAGTTGTATAATTTCCGTCTCTTCAACAAGATAAATATTTGCAATAAATTTTAAACTTTCATACTCTGCATAATGTAGTCTTGAAAATACTTGATTAAACAACGCTATACCTATCTCTATATCTGTGTTTCCTTCAATTTCTGGTTTTAATCCTATCTTTTCAAGAATTCTTGACAACATAAAAACATGAGTTCTATTTAAATTGTAGTTATATTCTTTTCCATTTATAATTAAAACTTCTTTTTTATTTTCTTCCATTTTTAAACCACCTTTGAAATATCATAATTTCCTTTAATCTGACACCTTATTAATTCCTCTTCTTGCGTAATTACATCTTGTACCGTTTCAATTTGCCCAGATATACATATTGAGCCATTATCATAGCTCATAAAATCCAATACATTAATCAATCTATCTATTTTTTGCTGAAATTCAATTTCATTCGCTTCATTGTCCCACAAATCTATACTTAATTCGCATTTCACGCCAGGGCAATCATCAACAATAAATAATTCAAATACTGCAAAAGGATAATCAATATCACTCAGAGGCATTTGATTATATACTCTTTCGAATACCTGTTCTATAATGCTTTTTATTGCAATTTTTATTGAATAAATCCTATCTTTAGTAGACATTACATACCTCTCTTAAATGCTTGTTTTGCCATCAATGCTACTCTGCCTATATTTGCCTGCATTGCATATCTTAGAAATGGTCTTGCTCTCATTCTGCGCGTTCCTTCGTGAACATATCAATTTTGTTATCGTACTGGCTTTTTATCCTGTACTTCTATATATTTCTATATAGTTCGGCATATATTTTTACCCTATTAGAATAATTCTAATAGGGTATTGGACACTCTTGGCAGGATTATATTTATTCACCTGCTATGCTCTACAATACTTTATAGCCTTTCGCAATCTATAAAGTTATCTCGGTATTGTCTTATTATAACCAGCTCCAAGTCTTGCCTCTTTTAATATCATATACAATATATTTGGAGATATATTTACAATAATTATAGCCAGTTTAAACTTAGATTTTTACCGATTTTGCCCAATTTATTACCTTATTGTTACCAACAAGGACGACATTTAGTTTATCGCATATTCACAATTGTTACCCAGTGTTAGGAAATTTTGTCCACCCATCTTTGATAAATAATACTTTGTCTTGCTTCTTAAGTATCCAGTGTCGACAGGACACCTGTTTTTGGCTTCATTAACCAAAAACTCTCCAATGCTTTTTAATGCTTCCCAGCTACATGATTCTATCCATTTTTTAGCCCTGTCGAAATTATTAACTGTGAAGTTTACATTATAGCTGCGATTACTTGGAACATTCACTCTATAAGCCATGTTACACCGCCTTTATATAAGAATCATATGTCAAATCTACTCTTAAATGATGATTCCTATTGACTGTATTTTTTGCTTTTCCTTTTATTTTATATACATAGCCGGCACTATCTTTAAGTCTATAAGTACCATTTAGATAAGTTAAATTATCAGTGCTATACTCAAAAAATCCTTTATATTCGCTTTGCTCGCCTTCTCTTCCTCTGCTGTTATCTTGATTTGAGTATGATTGATTTATTACTCCTTTTATAGTTGTTACTTCTTCCCATATACCGCCACGCCCGCCAATTTGATTTGATGTTGATTCTGACTTTTGTAATACTGTTATATCTCCGAAATAATTTTTAATAGCCATTTTAAACCTCTATATAATTAATTCTTTAAAACTAAAAAGGCTAGGTTATCCCTAGCCTAATCAATTTATTAATCTTCTAATCTAATTTCCCAAGGTGGAGTAGTAGGAGTAGCTGTACCATAACAGCCGGTAAAATGTACATTTGAAACTAAATCTTCTTTATCTTTTAAAGCAAGATCAATTTTACCATCGCCGAGAGCATTTGAAAGATACAGTAAACAATACTTGCCATCTTTTCTCTTTCCAGCCCAAACAACATTATCATGATAATCACCAGCCGCCACGGCTAAATCACCAGTTATTTTATGATAAGCTCCTTCATCCGTCACGTTACATCCTGCGTAGCAATCTTCGAATTCCTTATAACCTAAATCCAATATATCAAATTCCATGCTCGCTACTTCTTCTATGATTTCATGCATGCCCTCTGTTGGACCATACATGCCGTTATAATCTGTATGCATAAACTTTCTATCTACAACATATTTTATATCACCTTTTGTAGCTCCAAGAACTCTCTGGCCTGTTACTCCGTAGTTTTTGTATAAAATGCCAGTACCCCTAATTACTTTAGTTGCTGTTGCTACAGTTGGTGTAATTGCTGAACCCATTTATTTCACCTCACTTTATTTGAGATTTATGTTAATTTTATCGCCCTTGCTGAAATAGCTGTTACATCGTTTGAAGCCACAAGACTTATAGTTACTTTTCCGGCACTGCTTGAATTAAATCTATGTGTTGGGAATGGTCCAATTATGTAGTCATCTCCTGATGGTATTTCTACATCTACGTCATGAACCTCAGTTCCTCCGAAATTACAACTTTGCGGATTGTCAATTGTTGCTGTGCAAGTGCCAGAATCAGCATTTACAATGTGTATTAATGTCTTGCCATCATTTACAAATTCAAATCCGTCCTCTGCTGTTGCTGCATCGTATTCGCCTGTATCTGTTTTTAATTCAATTCCATTGTAATCAACATTTCCGGGTGTAAGTGCTACAACTGCCATGTTATCACCTCTTTTTTAATAATCTAATGTATGTATTTCTTTTAAAAATACGTTTTTATATTTATTTAAAGTAGACATAATATTTGCAGGAAATCCATTAATTAAAGCCTTATCATCAAATGTTACTGAGTAATCATCTAATTTTTCAGACTTGATAAATGGATCATGATTATCAATCAAGAATTTTAACATTTTGGAGGCTGTGAGCTTCAATGATTTAGGATAATCAGCCCTAAAAATTGCTATGCTACTATCTACAGTTTCATTTATTACATCAATTCCAGATACAATTAATTTAGTGCTATTTATAGAATCTATTTTCGCACAACCATTATTTCTAATACTTTCATAAATTCTAATGTAATCACCTGCTATAAATTCATTATCAAAATCAGCTATAGTGATTGAACTATCAGAATTTGCAAAAACAACATCACTAGAATAGATATATGTATCTTCATCAAGAAAATGATTTTTGCAATAATCGCAGATTGTTTCGATTACATATGGGATATTAAAAGTTATAAAAGTATCATAGGTAGAATCTAAAATTTGAAGTAATGTTTTTGCTTCCGAAAGAGTAATCATTTGTTATATATCCTTTCATACTCTTTAATTTTTGCCTTACATTTTTGTTTTTCTGTATCGTCCAATGCCACTATTAATCTTCGTTGCCATTTTCTCAATTGCGTTTCTGTTGCTATATTATCTAATATTTTGCTTTCTATTTCTTTTCTAGTCATGACCTTACCTCAGTTATAAAATGTTTGCATCGTGGATGGAAAAGAGTGGACTTATCAAGCTCTTCACCTGTTAAAATTTTACCTTCATAAGGGATACACAAATCGCATACAGTTCCGTGAGTACTAACCTGGAATAAATTGCTCTTAGACTCTTCTCTTACTCTTAGTCTTACTAATTCGTTATTTATATGTGTTGTGTACATATTCGAATATGTCTCTATATTCCATCTAGCTCCATTTTTAGCAACAAAACCTTTTATGCCATTATCAGCATAATCAGACAGCAACTTTTGTTTTAAAACAGGGTCTTTTGTGGCTTTTATCTTTGCAAGTACTAAATTATAATCTTTTGCAGCTATTTTATACATGTTTTCCATGTCTTTTTGATACTGCTTTATCATCTTTCTTGCTTCTTTAGAATCATTCAATTTTAATAAATATGATTCATTAGCAGCCATCAAAGAAGGATTTTTCATGTACTTTCTAAATTGAAATTTTTTCTCTTGTGCTAGATTTTTTAATACCATATCTGATATTTTTTCATAGTACTTTATTGTATTTTTTAACATGTTTATCCTTTAAGCTTTTCTATAACTATATTTCTTCCTCAGGCTGCCCTCTCCATTCTGGACTATATTCCGTTTCTAAATCAGGGATTAGCATAGGATTTAAATTATTTAAGATATATGGAAATGGTTTTTGAAAACCCCATCCATAAGTAACGCCATTAATTTCGCACGCTGGAAATACATCTAAATTCGCCCATAAATCAATTTGATTTATTATATCTAAGTGTTGTTGTGCTTTTTCTTGTGTTGTATAAAGCCAATATTCTGGATACATATTAAATTCCTCCGTTTACAAAATTATTATAATTACTTTTTTGATTGCTATTAAAAATTAATATGGTTTTAATTCTTCCGTTAAAATGATTCTCAGGAGTTCCAGTTCCTCCCCCTATTCGACAGCCTATTCTTACATTTGCCTTACTTACAAGAGGAGCATCTTGAATACCATCTACTTCCCCATTTGAATTTTTTACAGTCAATTGATTGGCCCCATAGCCTTCCCATGACCATATTGAATGTTGATTAAATGTTAATACTGAATTCAATATTCGAGTCTGTTCACCAATGTAAAAATAAACAGCATTTCCACTCGCTTCAAGCCTAAACATGTATTGATTGTCAAAAAATGCAATTCCATTAACACTAAAAATATGTCCATATTTACATGTCGGGCATGTTATGTAAGACGAAAAAGGCGGTGTTTTTATATCTATTCCACTGTATTTGTCAATGATCATATAATCATTACTTGCGTCGAACAACATTCCATCTTGATTAGTTCCAGAACTAACAATTTTAGGCATAAAACTACTTACGCTCTGATAAGCAGGATAAGACAGAGCATTTTTACCTTGATTGTTTTTTTGTTTAACTAAAACATCTGAACTGCCACGCCATGTAGTAATTTCACTCCAAGGAATATTTCCATCCTTGTCGAAACCAAACCATTTTTCTTCTCCATCGTCCAATCTTTTTAATTCTGCCCATTCGTCTTTAAATTTTCCTGTAAGTTTCTTATCTGCGATTCCTAGAACAAATGAATCATAAATTCCTAACTCATCCAATATTCCTCGATAACTATTTATTATGTTTATCTTATGAATGCCTAATCCAGAACCTAAGCTCATGTCGAACTCCTTTGATATGCTGTTATACTACCGCTTGTCAATGTAATGCTAGAGCAATTTGTATAAATAGGTATTCCTTGCGCAATAGTTTTTCCGCTGTAATCAGGCCAACCACTTGCGACGGTCATAGCATTAACTACGGTTTCTTCATTTGGTACAATACAATAAAATACTGTATCTGTAGCAGGAGTTGTTGCGGAAGTATTATCTATAAATTTACTTTTTCCAGTTGCAAATGAATAGTTGAACATATTTAAATTTATTACGGTAAGAGTGTCTTGTAATTGGCTTAAAATACTTTGTAATTCGTCTAATATATCATTACTTAAGCCTTTCATTGTTCTATCACTATCAGCCAAATTTTAACACCTCCTTATACACTTCGTTCATTTTTGTATAATAATTTTTTATATTAAAAATCTTAGAACGTTCTATTATGATGTTTCTATCTATTCCTTTACTATCAAAATCTTTTGTAAATCTATCAAAAGTAGTCAAAACATTTTTTACATTTGGAACATAAGTTGTGTAATCAGCTACTTTGCAACCAATTTCAGTCATTATAGGAGTACCGCAACATAAAGATTCTGCGATTACACGATTTATAATTCTATTAGGGGAAAATGTTAAGTCCATTGATTTATAAATTATTTCCATGCTTGTTGTTCTCTGCACAATATCACCAAGTCCGCCAACCTCTTGCAATTTATCAAGCAAAGCCCTTTCACAATTTTTGAAAGGCATGTCAAGTCCGACAAAGTGAAATTTTATTCCTTTGATTACTTTAGAAACTTCTATTGCAGCAATGATTAATTCAAATTTGTCTGTATCTGCCCTATCTGAATCACATACAAGTATATTGTATTTACCTTTATCTTTTATTTGATATACTTCGCCGCTGTTATTAAATCTATCTTCATCGATTACAGGATAATCAAAAATCAAGTGCTTTTGTTCAGGAAAACAAGTCCAATATGGCTGATATTCAGGCCAAAAATATAACATATACTTAGCCCTTGGCCATTTAGATAATTCATTATATAAAGTATAGCTCGCCCTACTTGCTTGCATTTCAGGGCGATAACAGTCTAGTGGTTTTCCATGCACAACCCAAATAACAGGAGACTGACTTTTGACTAAATATTTATCATCAATTCCGGTATGCATTATCAGTATATCCATGTCTTGTATTTTGTCAGGGTGTGAAGTAGTTAGCTTAAACCCAGCTCTTTCATCAACTTCACCAACTCTTATATTTGCTCTTCCATCTTTTTCTGGAACTCCAGCATCAAAAAAATAAGCTTCATTACCACCTAAAATATCAGCTTTACACATATCTCGACTTGCTTCATACAATCCAGACCTTGAAGGTGCAAAATAACTTATATGACCTACTTTTATTTTTCTCAAAAACTATAACCTCCCTTAGTTATTCCCCTGTATATTTAAAAGAGAGCAGTAGTAGGGATACTATTTTCAGCTCTAGAAGCCTAGCTCTCATAATTTATTTTTATTTAATTAACTAGTTACTTTACTGTCTACAACGCTTATAGCCTCGCTTAATACAGCCAAAGTACTTATAATTGTAGAAGTATCAACAGCAATTGCATCTGCAACACTATCTACTATCACAACCTTAGAATCAACTGTAGATACAGCTGTAACAATTGCATCTGCTACACTATCAACAATAACTACTTTGCTGTCTAATGTAGATATATTTGCAATAGCTGTGCTTATAGATGTACTATTTACAACTACTTTACTATCAACTATTACTATTTTGCTATCTACTGTAGATATAGCAGTACTATTAACAGTTGCTTTACTGCTTACAGTACTTATACTAGTGCTTAAAGCAGTATTGACACTTACTAATTTAGAATCACAAGTTGAAACCAAAACAGCAGTACTATCAACTTTTCCCGCTGTAGATACGACTTTGCTATCAGCAACACTTATTACTCCAGATAATGCAGTATTAACAGATAATAACTTGCTATCTACAGTACTTGTAGCAGTAGATACAACAACAATTTTCGAGTCTACAGTACTTATTGATGTACTATTAACAGTTGCTTTACTGCTAACTGTGCTTACAGCTGTGCTTATTACGTCCTGTTCAGTTCCTACGCTATCTATTAACGTATTGACAGATTCAATAATACTTGCAGAACTATCAATAACGCTAGCTGTAGACTCAATTACACTTACATTTGAGCTTTGCTCTGTAACCAAAGAAGCCATTGAAGATGCTGAACTAGCAAGCGAATCAGCTGAACTTGTTACATCTGTCACGGCTGTTTCTATTGCTGCTATTCTTCCTTCTAATGTATAAGCCAATTTTTCTCACCTCTCTATAGAAAAAGGCAATAAAAAAAGACTATATAGTCCTATTATTGCCTTATATATTTTTACTTTTTACTTTTTATGTTGCTTTGTGAACATATATTCCATTCACTTTTCCAGCAGGTACAAACAAGTCATGGAATATTCTAAATTTCAACAAATATCCATCGGCTGATTGATTTGCAGCTGCATCTATTATGTTGGATGTCTTGTATTTGATAATTGCTAAAGCAGCAGGCTTGTATACAATTACAAAATTCAATGCATCTCCACCGGAAGCAACGCTGAATCCATTTGTTGCGCTAAAATCAAAATCATTATAAAATCTTCCGGATGGTACTTGTATAACTGGCATATTGTTAAATGTTTTGATAGTTGTGTCAATAGTTCCATTATTGCTAGTTACATTAATTGTTTTCAAAAACTCGCCAGAGTCTTCCATTTTTTGCATTGTGTCAGCTGATACAAAAAGAATTCTGTTTTCTTGAGGTACTTCGTAATTATCAAGTGTTTTTATCCCTGTTCTGATTGCAGCTATAACATCATCATATGTCAATGCTGCTGTTGCTGTTGTTCCTGCTTTTGAACATAAAACTTCAAATCTTGCAGCATCAACTTCTGGATTTACATGCTCTCTCTGGAACTCTGCTCCAACCTCAGCCATAGTTGTGTATGCTTCTTTTTCGTCGAGGGTGTCGATTAAGAATATTTTACCCCTATCTTTGCTAAAAGTGTGAGCTTCCCAAGTTATTGTTAAGTCGCCATCATCGTAGCCAGTAGACCGATTGTATGTTCCCAATCCTTCTGATTGTATTGTTTTTATATATACTGTTTTTTCATTTATACTATCTAATCTGTAAGCACTTGCAGCAGGCTCTAATATACTTGTTACCGAACCTGCTTTATATACTCTATCAAGCATATTAACATATTTTGTTGCATATGCTACTTTATTACTAAAAGCCATTTAATAACCACTTCCAATCTTTTATAGTGTATCCATAAAAGATAAGTCCATTTCGTCAGAACCAGCAGGATTGTTGTTTTGTCCTACGTTTGTATTTTGGGTATTTTCTTTCGTGGTAAATAAATCAGCATAATTTGTCTTTATGCTTGTTAATTGCTCGTCAAAGCCTAATAATTTCTCATTATCAACTTTTACATTATCAAGATTTATTTGTCCCATTAACAAATCGATATGTTTAGCACCTGCGCCGACAAGACTTTCTTTTACAAGACTCTTTTTTAATACATTTTCAATCTCTTTGTTCTTCAGTTCTAATTCAGAATTAAACTTATTTTCTAAGTCAGCATATTTAGTTTTAAATTGTTCAGATTCTTCCTTAAATTTTTCTGATTCTCCAAGTAACTTTTTCATTTCTTCTGATTGTGTTTCTAATGCTGTTACTTTTTCTGTTGTAGCCTTAAGCTTTTCTTCGCTTTCGTCTAATTTTTTCTTTGTACTGTTAACAGTTTTTCCATGCTCTTGCATTATTTTTTCTATTATTTCATCTTCTAACTTTAGTTCTTGTAAAAATTCTCTTTTCATAAAATCTCCCTCTACATTTTTTAACCTGGTCTAGTCCAGGTAAGGTTAACTATTTTACGCATAGTTGCGATTTTGTATAAAAAAAGACCTATATGGTCTTTTGGTTATCTTTTTTTTAAATTTCTTAGAAATCTATACAAAAAAAAGATATAAATTTTAGGCTTATATCTTTGTAAATTGCTTTTTCTGTACTCATTAAGATTTATTACTTTTCCTGAACAGATCTTAGTTTCCATCAAAGTCAATTTCTCTGTTTTCCTTTTCAATTCTGGCTATTTCCTCGTCCACGTCAACCACCCACGGATGGTTAGTTAAAGTAGTTCTTTGACTTGTTATGTTTGTGCTTTTTATGCAGTTGTCTATCTGTTCAGTTTCGTTAAAAAGTTGAGACCTGGTGAATGTTATTTTATCTTCTATTCCAAGCTTGTAATAGTAATTAATAATAGTAATTAGTTGTTTATAAAATAGTCTTATCTGCTTTTCCATTTCTGAACATTTCGTGTCAAGATTGGAATATCTAGCTTTTATAAGTACGTTTGTAATATTGCTTCCTCCGAAATCTTCAAATGAGTCAACACCTCGTCCAAGTATGAATATATTTTTTCTTATTATCTCCATAAGAAGACTTCTGGCTTCTGTGGGTATTTCTACTTTTAGATAGTCAAAATCTCCATTTTCATCAACTGGAATAACTTTGTATTTTCTTAGTTGTTTCTCGAATTCCTCTAAATCCTGTCCGCCGTAACCTCGTAATTTCATTAACATCTCTTGAAATTTTCTTACATTGTTTATAAAACCTGTAGCAATTTCATTGTAACAAATTAACAGAGTTTCAATTCCTTCTAAGTCAGATTCTTTATTTTTGTTATTGTAAAGAGGGATAAAAGGTACAAAACCAAAGCTTTTTGGGTTTATTTCTTCTTCTACATCTCTATATTTAATGACTTCAAGGTAATGATTCTTTGTTGTTGTAGTTCCGTAGAGTTTATTATCTTTTATTTGAAATTCTGTTACCTGTATATTATCCCATACCTGTACATTGTATATTTTTTCTGCTTCTTGTTTGCCTTTTTCTGTTTCTTCATTTGTCCAGAAATATATTATCTTTTCAATGTATTTATTGTATTCATCAAAAATAGGAATGATCTGAGAATCATTCCTATTTATCCAATCAAGCTTATTTTGTTTGTTTATATATATCTGAACCCATCCAACAGAGTCTAATGATGCGTTTAATTCTGTTTTATCGACAATATCTTCTATGTTAAATTCAAGTGGTATATTTTCATCGACTGTTACAGGCTTGGAAAGACTATAGTCTATTTTTTGATTAACAAGAACCTTAAACCAATTTGTATAGACTTCCTGTGTATTTTCTACTCTTCTAGTCTTTATCTTCCCTTTATTGTATGTTTCTTGATAAAATGGCATTTCTGGAGGTTTGTAATAATAAAATTGCCTGCCCTTATATTCTTTTTTCTTTTTTTCTTCAATTAGCTTGATTACTTTTTCAATAGTAAATTCCATTTTAATTATTCCTTAGATTTATTTTTGGACTTAGCTTTATTATCTTTTTCTATATCTTTAATCGATATATCATCTCTAAATAATGATTTATGCATATTTTCATATGGAGATTTTAATTCTTTTATTTCATTTTTTAATGCTTCTATCTCGTCGGATAATCTTGCTATTATATTTACCATCAAATTAGCTGATAATTGATTTCTTTGCACATTTGCCCTTAATTTTATTACTTCATCAATTCCAGTACCTTCATTTTTTATTAAAAGGCCTCTATCTTTTAAAATATTTATTTTATTAATTGAATCTGTCATTTTTATGCTCCTAACTTGCTTTATTTTCTTTCCATCCAATTACTTTTTTATTATAAATTATTGTATTTACAAGATATCTAGTATCATCTAAGGCGTGGTCGTGTTCTTTTATTGGCTTATCTTCTCCCCTGATAGCAGCTTTATCATCCCAGCTATAAGAGTGAAATTCTTTTATAATATCTTTGCAATTATTATCAATCATTATTTTATTTTCGTTTAATGCTGTACATGTGTTTTCGATGCCTTCTAATACATCATTCTTAGCTTTAATTACATTAAATTTTCCATATTTTTTTATAGTAGAGATAAAAGAACTTGCTGAAGGATCTATTATTAATCCTCTTATATTTTTATTCCCTGATAACTCAACAACTTTTTTATAATATTCTTCATTGTCTAGTTGTTTTCCCGAAGCTTTTCCGCTGTAATAATATTCTTTAATTCTATACCATATATTATTTTTTAATCCCCATAATCCAGCACTAAAAGCATTATATACGCCATAATCTAAACTAATATAATGTTGTTCAAAATCTTTTATGATAGTTGTGTCAATGACATGTCTATTCTCTTCAAACATGCCATAAATTATTCCAGAAGCAACAACCCATAAGCCAAGAATATATCTTTTAAAAAATACTCCTGAGAACATCCTATTATATCGTTCTTTTACTTTTTCAGATAATGTCAAATTATCATCCATTGTAAAATGTAAGTAGTATATTAATTTTTCTACTGCTTTATCAATAAATTCTTGCTTGAAATAATGATAAGGACCTTGCGGATTATCATTTAAAAATATCTTCGCCCCTTCAATTGAACATCTACCAATCATTTGGTCAAGAAAACTTCTAGGAAATAATGGGGCTTCATCTCCATATGCTCCAGCCGCGGTTAATCCCTGTAATACATCTTGGCTTGCTTCTGTGCTAGCTCCAAACAAATAATAAGTGTTGAATCCTATATCAATATAATTTTCAGATCGATTATAATTATAAGGCCAACACCATGTATTTAATATTTGCAACAATGGCTTAATTACATTTCTTTTTAATGCTCCTATGCTTTTTCCTGCTATAATAAAAGACTCATTTCTAAAATTAGTTTGAGACCAATTTAAAAATGAGTCTATACATGCAATTGTTTTACCCGACCTTATAGCTCCATCAGCTATTACGATATCATAATTTTTATATTTAGGATGTTCCCAAAAATGCTTTAATCTGAGCTGTTTATTTGAATATTCCTTAAACTCAAAACTAGCTCTATTCCTCTTTGCTTTAATCATCATCAAATACGCTATCTATGAATTCTTTACTTGGCCTTGTTGCTTTTAGATATTCTTTTATAGCTTTTTCTTTTTCCTCGCTTGATTCATCATTGTTAATTTTCTTTTCTTCAAGTTCAAGTTTCTTATTGTCTGTTGCTATGTTATGATCTAATTGCTTTTGTTTTTGTTCTATATTATCTTTATCTTTTTTATCTAAAATACCAAGAGTTTGCCTTTGTGCCTTCTGTAATTTATCAAAAGCATTTACAAGGTTTAAAACCTTTTTATCATTAATACTGTTTAAAATAAATTCCTGTATACTTTCAGAAAAATTGCCATCAGAATCTCCTTCTTTTACCTTGTCTACAAAAGTATTAAATTCATTTTTCTTATTTAATGCTTTATTAATTATGTTAAAAAGTTTATTTGATGTTTTAAAATGATTTGCTTGTGTTTCTGCTATAGTATCAGCAATTTTTTCTATGGTTTTTTGTGATGCCTTTATCATGATTTCTTTACGTTTTTTAGTCCACTTTTCCCTTTTCGCCCTATCTCTTAATGTTGGAAATGGTATTTTTAGTTTATTTGATAACTTTCTGTATGATATATCTGTTGTTTCATACTCATTTTTAATACTTATCCAATCTCTGTATTTACTTTTTTTTTATTTTCAATGCTGGATTCTTTATTAAATTCTCTTATATTTCTACTCACAAAAATCACCTATATTTCAAAATCTATTAAAACACTATCCATTTCATCCTGATTTATGCCTATATATCCAAGCGTTTCATCAGCACTTGCATGATTAAATATATATTGTAACTTTGGTAAATCGTCTTTATCTTTATAAAAGTGATAACCAAAAGTTTTCTTTAAAGTGTGTGTACCTAAATTATTTAATTTAAACTTTTTTTCTATATCTTTTATTACATCATATGCAGCGTACCTTGATATTTTTTCTTCTGTATATCTTTTGATAAATAAATAATCTTTTATATTATTATTTAAGATATACTCATTTACAATCTTTCTCATTCTTGGCCTTATTATCATTTTTCTTGTCTTTTTAGTTTTACCTTCTTTAACAATCAAATGCTTTGGATGTTCAAATTGATATTTTCTAAGTGATAACAAATCACTTATTCTAAGACCTGTATTAAATCCCATATAAATCAATACAAAATCTCTTTTATTTGGTACTCCAATACTTTTTTTATTTTCTAGATAATCATATATTTTATATATTAGATTTTTGTCTCTAATTGGCTCGACTATTTCCATAAATCACACAACCTGTAATTATTTTTCACCCACTCAAACGGGTTCTGTTGATAAAAATTTTATTTATAAATTCAGCTTTTATCATACTTGTATATATAACCCTTTTTTTACCATCAACTCAATTTATTTTATAATCCTATCCCATTCTTTTCAACTTCATTTGTCCAGTTCTCAAGCTTCTGTATTCTTATTTTAAGCAGCTCAATTTCAATCTGCTTATTTTTAAAAGATTTATCAACAACAATCATAATGCCCATTCCAATAAGAATAACCAATACAAATATTATTCCATGCATTATTTTGTCTTTTCTTCTCGATTCTATTTCCATCTGTATCATTTCGCACCTCTTTATGTTGTTCTGTTGAGAATATTTATATACTCTATTGCACCATGTTTCTTCATCATTAAATTTATCCAGAATGCTCTTATGCTTTTATTCTTTTTAACTTTAGCCCTAACCTTATTTCTTTTTATTGCTCTCACCAAGCTCATATAATCCACGTTTCCTTCCTGATTTCTTTTTTATTGCTGATATTTTTTTGTCAGAATTTCTTTCTGAAAAGCAAAAAGGACACCTCAGAGACCAAGTCAAAGAAAGTATATTGCACTTTTCGCACCATCTAAAAATACATTTTATCATAATATATAGGGAGTAGGCAGCTAGCCAGCTTTACTTTCAAAAAAAAAATAGACCTTGTGTAGGAAGGCCTTTCAATTTTTAATAATATTTGTACTAATTTAAATTTGAGGCAGGAACTAAATAATAGAATTACTTAGTCGCTTTTACTTGCATTTTAATATTATCTTAAAATCAGTATATAGTAAAGTATAAAAATAGTATAACTTTAGTATGTTAAAAAGGTATAAAAAGTATAAAAAAAGTATATATCATTAGCGATATATACTAAATTTCTTATTTATGTAATTTTTTATTATTTTTATAAGCCTCTCGGCTTAATCATTGTAATTATCTGTAGTTAAATTTCTTATATTGCCACAATCTACATTATGGACAATTTTCAGATTGTATATTAAATTATCCACTTCTTTTCTTAGATTTGTTAATGCTTCCTCTTTTGTATTTCCTAATACTTGCAAATTATTTTTCAAGTCTATTCTCATTATGTGTCTTCCATTTGATTCTGGATTATAATAATATTCAATTAACATTTTCTGTTTCAACCTCTTTCATTATATTTTTTTATATACCTATCAAGTGTCATTCTGCTAACTCCAATTAGCTTGCAGAATTCAACTTTTTTTATTTCTTTGCCTAGCCATTTTTTGTAGTATTTTTCGAAATTTTCAGGGAGTTTTCTTTTTGGTCTACCTATTGGTTTCCCTGACTTTGTTCCATGTAGCTTAGTTTTGGCTATCCCTTCTCTTACTCTCTGTATTATCATTTCTCTTTCCATCTCTGCAACAGCTCCAAGAATAGTTAAAAGAAATTTGTATGTTTCTCCAGAGGTATTAAATCCTTCTTTTATAAAGTGTACTACAACTTTTTTATCTTTAAAGAATTCAACTAATTTTCTTAAATCGTCTACATTTCTTCCTAACCTGCTGATTGATTCACAATATATATTATCACCAGAATTAGATTCTAACATCATTTTATTTAATTCTGGCCTGTCTGTATTTTTACCAGACAGCTTATCTATATATTTTTTATCAATTTTTATATGAGAGAAAGCAAGTTCTTGCCTTCTCTCGTCTTGTTTGTCTGTGCTTACTCTTAGGTATACAATATTCATTATAGTTCTCCTATCCAGCAATTATTCTTAAATTTTTATCTCTAATCCTATCCATTTCTATTTCGTACATTTCTTTTGTCAGTTCAGTAACATTAAAATTATTACCTCTTTCAGCTATTTCATTTTCTATTTCTCTTTTTTCTTCACTTGTACAAATATAGAAATCTGCTCCTACGCTTCTATTGTTAATAGGAGTTTCGCACTCGAGTTCCATTATTTCATAGTATTTTATTTCTTTATTAGTAAATTCTCTCATTTTAAACCCTCCAAGTAATTTTTATTATGTATACATTATATAACGTATCAAAAAACCTAGCAAACTTATTATACATTTATTATCATTGATTATGTATCAAAAACTATTATTTGATACGTTTTTCTACTGTTTCCTTAAAGTATCATTTAACTATAGTTTTTTGCTACCATATAAGTTTAGATATATGCGAAAAAGTTTTCAATAATTTAACATTTACATTCTATTTGAATACATTTTTACTTTTCAAATAGATACTAGTCTAAACAAAAACTATTTAATTGTATTATGGTATTATAATTTTGAAACTATGGTATAATTATTAAAAAATATTATGGAGGAATAAATTAATGAATAATATAGTTAAAAAATATAAAAAAAGACCAGTTATAATTGAAGCCATATTATGGGATGGTGAAAATGATAAAATTGTAAAGGATTTTTTAAAATGCAACTATGCTTTTATAGGATCTCTTCCGATTTTTGATAAAAAAAATAGAAATCGAAACGCTTGAAGGCAAAATAACTGCAAGTATTACGTATATCATCTTTTATTCACCTCCTTTGTGGTAAAACAAATCATCATATCATTTCTTCAAATTCTTTCAAACTTTTAGTGTTAACCAAATCTTTTTTCTGGGCCCATCCACGTCTGGCAACAGATACTCCCCAAAGCATGTTGTTAAGTCCGTCCATATGGTGTGCATCTGTTCCCAATGTCAATTTCACACCAAGTTTCACAGCCTCATGGACAAGATTGTCGGGTAAGTCAAGACGCATTGGGTCG